ATTTGTGCGTCGATTTCTGCTGCTGCTGCAAATTGACTTTTCAAAAAATCTGCCTGAGCTGCTAATTCTGCTTGCTGAACGGCCTCAAGAGCTTTTGCTTGCTCAATCCTTGCCACTCCAAGCTCTAAACCCCTTGCAACTTCTAAATTTTCCTTTTCCGCGTCAGACAGTGCAGCTTCTTTTAAATCATTGTATTTCCCGTTTATGACAGAAAGCTCAAACATGGTTGCAATTCTAATTTTTTCACGTTCATCGATCTCGGTTAATACTGAAAATTGACCATCTAAGCTTGTTTTTATTTTTTCTGATTCTTTTAATTGCTGCGCCATTCTTTCGGCTCTTTGCCTTGCCTCTACAGCAAGGTCTGGGCCTTTGCTGCCGGTCCCGCTGCCGCCACCTACAACATCGCCAATCTGGAACTGGTTCTGTGGTGTTACGCCCTTCGGTTGATTTGTCCTTTGCCTAAAAGGAAGCGCTTCTCTGATCTGAGCAATCTCTTTCAGCTTTCTTTGGCGTATATCTTGAAAGTTATCGACAGTCAATTGGGCTGCCTTGATAGCTTGTTTGTCAGTTTGCTTGTCACGACGTGCCTCTGCTTTCGCAAGGTCTTCGTCAATCTTCAACAGTTCAGCGCCTCTCCTTTTAAGGTTTTCTGCTGTCCCAGCGTTCTTTGCCTCAAATTGATAGTTATTTAAGGCAAACGCTGCGGCACCGATACCAGCAGCAAGAGCAAACCACGGCCCGGCAGCTAAAAGCCCCGCCCCCGTAATTCCAGCCAGCACAGATTTTATGGCCGCAAATCCTTTGGCGACCGGGCCAAGCAGAGGGGCGAGCCCCACGACAGCGCTTGTCAATCCAAGTATGGCCGCCCCTACTGTTTTGATTGGCCCTGGTAAATCGCTAACAGCCTTAAGCAGCTTGGTCAGCCCTTGGACGGCTGGAGTCACAACTGGGAGCAACTCAGTCCCGATTGCATTGCTTAGTTCGCTGGTTGCATTACTGAACTCTTTGAATTTTGCCGCTGGTGATTCGGCCAAAATCTGCTGAATCTTATCCTTGTTCTTCTCAAATCCTTTCGCCAAGGCATTGATCAGAATGTCAGACGTGATTTTGCCTTCACTGCCAAGCTTTTTCAGCTGATCAACAGTGACGCCCATCTCATCAGCAACTAAACCCAGAATGCCTGGGATTTGCTCGTTGACGCTTCTGAACTCATCGCCCTGGAGTCTGCCACTACCTAGAGCCTGACTGAGCTGCAAGAATGCGCCACTTGCTGCCGCCGCGCTAGTACCGCTTGCAATTGCCGTAGCGTTAAAGCCTTTGTAGACCGTCTGGACCTCTTCAAGGGTCTTGCCTAACGGCCTCAGCCTTGCATAAATATTAGAAAACTGACTTGATGCCTCGGCCTGCGAAAGATTAAACGTTTTCGCGTTATCTTTTACTAGCTGTTGGATCTTGTCAAATTCGCCATATTCAGTAGACAACGCCTTTAGCCGTATCTGCGTTTGCTGGAAACTTGCGGCTTGGCCAATCATCCGCTTTGTGAGCGCTGCAACGCCAAGCGACACAATCGCGCCTTTGATCCCACCGAGCGCTGACTGGTATTTCTGCGCTGCTTTCGACGCCTTATCAAAAGCAGATTTGGCAATATCACCAAACTGAGCCAGCTTTGTGGTCGCAGCTTCTGTCGCGGCTTTTTGCAATCTGACTGCTTTTTTCAGCAGGTCTGCCTTTTTAGCTGCTTGATCCGTTGCTTTCTTGAACCGCCCAAGCGATCTGACGCCCTGCGTGGCATCAACTATTAGCTTGACGATCGATTCAGCCATGGCCCTATTCTACCGGCCTCCCCTTTTTGCGCGGTCCATTGCCTCCCGCTCTTTCTCTGCCTTCAGCTCGTAATACGCTGCAAAATGCACCATCTCCGCATCGGTCAGCTCTGTCCGCAGTCTGCTAACAGTCATTCCTAGCTCGCAGGCTAGGTGAAACTCAAAAAAGAGCCACCCATCCTGCTTCAGTCGTTTTTTGCATCTTCAAGGCTGGCCTCTTCGCCAATACCAAACAAGAACAACTCAAGATCATTCAGCACGCTTTCAGGCAGCTGCCGCTGCAGCTTTGGCGCATCAGCTGGGGCAAAAGCTTTGCTCCCGTCTTCAAGTTCTGCCATTTGGCAGAGCATCTGTGTGCTCAAATCCAAAGCTTCATCAGTGCCGGCTAGTTGCTGCGATTTCTTGCGGTCGGCCCTTGTGATCGGCTTGAAATACAAACTGATCACAACTTTGCCGGCTGCATTCTTTACGTCAAATTTTCGCCGCTGGTTGAGGTCAAATTCCTGAACCAGCAAATCAACGGGGCGATTTCTTGACATGAATAAGCTTTCTTTAATAGAAGCTTAGCTTATTCAAGGTTGCCAGTAATAGCCCCGCTCGTCACGAAATTGCAGCTTACGGTCACTAGATCACCGACAGCTGATCCAATCTCAGCGTCTGTAATGATGCCGGCAAAGCTTATGGAATCAGAGCCCGGAGTCGTACCCGTCGTAAACAGCTCAAACGTCGCGTCTGATGCGTCAGCCGCAGTCAGGACATCTTCAATGAATGCCGCTTGGCCTGTTGCGTCTGGGTCGTAGACCAGCTCAACAGTTCCAGATCCTGAGATCAGGCTGCCGATATAGCTCCGGGCGGTGTCACCGTGCTTGGTCGTGTCAAGGGTCTCTTTCGTGATAGTGAGCGACCAGCTCCGAGTACCTACCACAGTTGCATTGGAGCTGCCGGCTGCGTCGAATTGAACGGCGCCCTGCTCACCTCTGATTGTTGCCATTGGTCAAAGATCCTCGATAAATTCAAAGGCCACTGAGACCCTTGTTTGGAAGAACGGTTCTGGTTGAGGAGAATCCACAACTGCAGGCCCGTCAGCAGCGTCGAAGAAGACGCCAGAAACTATGGCTCTATTGTAGAGATCTCGGATGCGTTTCCCAATCACGTAATTAGCGCCAGGGCCAACGCCTTTGGGCGTGAAGATGTTGCACAGCAAAACACCGATTACTTTTGTGCTACCCCTTGCTGTCAGACCCTGGCTTAAATATTGGTTGCCGCCAAATTGAACAAGGCATTGAACCCAAGATGATCGAGCCGTAGGATTGTTCGGCATGTTGTGAAACACCACAGGGATCGCCGGGGAAAGCGCCAGCTCAGTCGCAAGGCGGCCCTCAATGATCGATCGAACGGTATTGAGATCAACAGCAGCCATCAGCGATTCCTACGGCGTATGAGCTCAATTCTGGCGGGGATCTGAAATGCAGCGATTTCTTTAGCCAAAATATCTGGATAGCCGGGGATCGTCGGCGGGTTTTGCCTGGTCCGGTAAACGCCGCCCCAAGATGGTGGAAGGTTTTTTCCGTAGACCACTGGCTCGGCATAAGGCAAATTATTTTGAATCTCGATTCGTGTTTTGCTGATCTTCACTTGACGCCACCTTCCGCGAAGATCTCCGGTGTCAACCGGCGTTTTTTCTTTTATCTGACCCTCCCAAACCTTCGCCGCAAAAATGACCAGCTCCTCAAGCTCATCTTCTGCAAGCTTTGAAATGTCACCTAAGTCAATTTGCCGTGCCATTGCTATGCCCTCAAAATTAGCTCATAAGTGATTGGCTCATTGTCTTGCTCGATGGTGTCGATCTTTATCACTTCATGCGAAACGCTAGAAATCAAAACGCGGTCTTGCGTCGTCGGCACAGCTGCCGCGTCTGCTGCTGCAATGATCAACCGCTTGTCACCGGATTGGATCAGCTCATTCACCTCTCTAGCCGAAACACCTTGCAACACACCTTTGATTTCATTGCTGCTGATGCTTTCGCTGATCTGACCGGTTGCCGTGTCGTAAACGCCTCCAGATACGGTTTGGACCGTGACTTCACCGCCCAGGCTCTTCATCGCGTTTTGCGCTGCTTTCCGCAGTGACGTAGCCAGAGTCATCTAAGTGACCGCAGGGAACGGGCGCTCGTAAGCCGTAATTTCAGCAGGTCGTTCAGGCCCTAGGAGTTCCATGCTGACCAGCAATGCAAGGCCGTCAGTCACACGTTGATCATCAAACGGTACTCGCTCTTCTGATAGCAGTTCATCAAGCATTGATTTGACGCTTTCAGCTTCCGCATTTTGAGCTTCAGCGGCATCAACCTCGGCTTGATTGTCAGCAGTACTAGCTAGTGCGTAGGCGGCTACCGCTGCTTCATACGTTGCAGTTTCTTCAGCGGTAGGGTCTTCAAGCATTGAATACTCAAGCACTGCAGCTTCATATGCAGCTTCTTGTTCTTCAGTTGGTACACCACCAATCTTGTCCGGTACTTCTACCGTATCGACAGAAGCAGCAAGAACATCTGCATATTCAGCTGGTGTGAAACGTGCAAAGAATCCTGCACTGGTAACAACGCCGTAGCTGTTGGCATCAGCAAAGCGATGACCTTCTGTGGTTAGGAGTCGTTCAGCGTAGGCTTCTGGTGTCATGCCAGCAGAATTCGCGGCAAAAATCAACCCGTCAATAACGCGGGTGTTGGTCAGTGTGAGAGAAAGAGTGTCCATGGTTAGATCGGTAGAGAAGTTTGAAGAGGATGTCATCAGCCGATCCTCCAACTAGTGCCGTCGCTATAAACAGGAACCACGGTAGAGCCTCCGTCATTAGTTCCTACTGCAACTTCAGCGGCAAAAGTAGTGCTACTAGCGTCATTTACAAAGCCACGGGTGCCAGCGCCTACGCCAGTGGCATCTGTAGGATCAGGCAGTGCGGAGATGGCAACAGGATCTTGCTTGATGTAGCCGGTGCCGGTGGAGCCGGAAGTGATCTTTACAACACCTGCAGAATCCCTTCTCAGCTCAATGTCAGCCGTTGCATTAATGGTTGCCGATGGAGCCCAGCCAAAAAACCCTGAGTTGGGCAGCTTAAACATTGCCGCGCCGTCATCTACGCCAGCAATACCCCTTACCGTATTACTGTAAATAAACTCAAGATAAGTTGACTGTACCCCAATTTGAACATTAGCTGAGCCGAACCTACCTGTTGGCTCAATGGCAAATTTACTGCTCCCATCCAGCTTCACATCCAACAAATTCGTTGGATCTGCACCAGTGCCGCCCTTCTGTGCATCAATAACAAGACCGCTGGAATCGCGGGTTATTGAGGTGCGCTCATAATTGCTAGCGTCGGTGTAAGTGTTATAGAGCCTGTAGGTTTGGGCGTTGGTGCCGTTGCGTTGGGCGAGGGTATTGGCGGCATCCCTTGACAGTTTTATGTCAGCAGAGCCCCCTTGCGCTGCAAAACCAATCCATCCATTGGGATTCTTAAATGTCCAATCAAAAGCACTTTGAAAGCCATATTGCTTACTTCCGAAAGAAATGCCCCCAGATACAGTTGATCCCGCTAGCTCAACGAGCCCTACGGCGTCGATTGACACCTGGCGCGTCCCACCCACCTGCAGATCCAGCAGGTTGCTACCAGCTGCGCTTGCAGTGTTGGTTACATTTAGCTTTAGTCCAGTGAATGTTGTGGCTGCATTATTCCAAGTCTGACTCAGGTTGAGGACTGGAGAATCTGTCGTAGCGGTTTTGCCGCCAACGGTTAAGGCGCCTGCAGTGTCGTCATACGTTAGACCGCTGTCACCACCAAATGCCCCTCCGTCATTGAATTGAACCTGGGTGTCGGAGCCTCCAGGGGTACCACCACCTCCTGTTTGGTCAACCCATTCGGTGTCGTAATCAGTGTTG